TCATCCCATTTTTTTATTTGAACAAAAACACCATTCTCTTTATTATCTTTCTTTTCTGCTTTTGTTTCTTTGTACCCCTTAATCTTTTCTTTTGCTGTTTTAAAGAGTTTGAACCCCGCGAATCCTAGACCAGTAACAGCCATTGCAGTCATCATTGCACTAGCAAATGGCCCAACCTCCGTTATATATTGTTGTTCCGAGCGAAACTCTTTATATTTTTTCATATAACAGTGTACATTATTGTGATGTCTCTTTTTCAGCTGCAGCAACGAAAGTATCTGCTACTTCTTGTTTGTCATGAGAAACAGGAACAGTATTGAACATTGCTTGAGCAACCTCCGACTTCTTAGCCTCCATACCCGCCATAATTTTACTAGCTATTACACCATGAATAGCTTCTTTAACTCTTGATCCATCACCTGAGATGGAATATTTCACAATATCTTCGGTTGAATAGTCACTCATCTTTTTAATCCTTTTCTAATGGTTAATAGTATTTATATCAAGTTAGTTTTATGATTCAGAAAGAACACCTTTCATTATGTCATTCATCTCTTTTTTGAGTTTTATATCTTCTTTCATAAATTTGTCCTGTTTTGGAACGAAAGATTCCTCTTCTTCTTCTGGTGGTGCAGATTCCGCTTCGGCTTCAATCTGTCTATCTATCATCTGAACTTCTTCATCAGTTTGTTTTAGAATTCTCTTTCTAATAAATTCTTTAGAATAGAAGGTTCCAACAATTTCATCAGCATAGTTCATATTCTGTAATGTGGCCAATCTTTCATTCAACATCTCTGCTTCTTTAAGTTCTGCGAAGTGTGAATCCGACTGCCATTCATAAAACAGATTAGGAGAAATTGCTCTCCAATCATTTAATGTAAGAACACCCTTTAATATTAATTGTTTTTCAAGACAAGTATTAAACAGATGATTGAATCTATTTCTAAGTCTTTCAATGAATCTTGTAAACTTTACTTCATCTCTGGATATTTCTTGAGCTCGTCCCAGAACAAACCCAGATTCAGATTCTAACCTTGATACAGGAACATTGAGAGACTTGTAAAGTTTTTTCTGGAAGTATTCAACATCAGCTAGTTCACCAAGATTTTCTCCGCCTGGAAGTGTAGTAATCTCTGTTCCTCTTCCACCCTCTCTACGAGGCAACCAATAATCTTCCAACATTGATTGGTGTTTTCGGTCATCTCTAACTTCACCAGTTTGTGCATCATAGACAAGTTTGTTTTTATAACGAGTCATGATATCTTTTAGATACTGTTCTGCTTTTTGTTTTGGAAGGTTACCAACATCAATATAGAAAATCCTTCGTTCAGGAGCTCTTGAAATACGATAGATGACTACCGAATCTTCAATCATTCGTAATTGATTAAGAGGTTTGATTGCTTTATGAAGATATGAAAGAACCATTCTCTTGTCTTCGTTTAGTAATCCTGAATGACAGTATGCAATAGAATCTGCTGCAATTCTCATTACTTGACCACCCTGTTTACCATCCATACCACCTTCGTTGAATGCAAAGTATTCTTCAACTACGGGCATTAAAGAATTTTCACTTGGATCTTTTGGTGGGAGGATTTGGCGAACTTTTCTAATCTTGAGTGCATCAATCGGTCTGAGTTCTAAAATACCTTTTTTGGGATTTTCGGGGTCTATTATGATGTGATAATAAAGTCGTCCATCAATATACCATTTTCGGAAAGTATCAAATCCAGTTTCATTGAATTTCAACAGACCTAATACTTCTCTAAAGTTTTCGTTTATTTTTGTTTTAATGTCTGGTGAAATATTAACATTGGTAAGATTGAGGGAAACTGGGGCTTGTTCTCTGTCAGACACAACAGCATCATTTACTATGTCGTCTATTGCAATTTCCGTTTCTGGAAAAAGTGCCATAGATCTATAACGTATGATTAACTCTGCTTCATTCTTTGCAGAACCTTCCATATCCAAATAAGTAGCGTAAGCTCCGCCAGGAGTTCCTGCTACATCTATTGAACCATCTTCTGATTGTGGGAGTGCAAAAGAAACGTGATCTTGTTGTTCCTTTTCTTTTTGTGATCTTCCAATTGTAAAACCAAATAATTCAACGGCCATATACTACTCCAAAAGTCAGGGACTGAGCGCCCCCGGCCCCTAGTTAGATTTAAATTATAATATAAAATAATAAAAGTTATGTCAATGTGCCCGGGACAGATCCGCCGGGAGTTCCACCACTATGACTCCAGTAATCATACGCAAATTCAACAGTAAATTCTTCAATAGCATCATTGGCATCCCAACCAAGAGTAATTTCACTCATATTAACTGGAAAAATATTTATAAAGTCGTATATTGCAATCGCAGCTGCACCAGTTTTGGGATATTGTTTTACAGTCCCTTTACCATAAAGGTTTGCATTTGTAGCTGAGTTAATATTGCTCAAGTGAGTACCCATTGTAGCTATCCATTTTTCCATACCATTTCTAATAGCAAAACCTTCATCATTTATTATGGTAACTGTCCAGTTGTCAAATGTCTTATTTCCAGGCACTTTAACTACTCTACCAAAATAAGGAACTTCTACAACTCCAACTGCCATTGCTGGAATTGCTGCAGCTTTGCATGCAAAGGTAAATTCTTTGGTCGCACCACCCAAATTTGTTGTCGCAGCTCCACCTGCAATTGTAACATCAAAAAGATTAGCTCGTGCTCCACCTGCAGCTAATGCACTATTTCTAAATTCATTTATTGTAAACGCCATTGTTATTTCTCCCCGATGACTAAAATTAAAGATGTGATGGGGAAGTCTTTTTTACAAGTGCTGCCTTCGCATGCCATCGTCTTCCCCCATCTATAAGATGTGTTATATACTATTATTTATACTACTTTTTTAACCAACTACTTCTGAGAACGAAACTCCACTACGAACCGCAACAAAGTTTAGTTGAATAAAGTTGATAGAACGATTTGGTTTAACATAAATGTCACCCACAAATTCGTTACGGTCAACCACATCACCAGTATTGTTTGAGTCATCACAAACAACTTTAAAGTCTGTAAGACCATCACGGCCTTGAACATTCCTCAAGAATGGTTCCACCGCACCAACAAACTGAGCTCTTGTGAAAGCATCGTTGAATTCAAATAGTTGTGCTCTAGCAAATTTTGCAATAGCCTTTTCAAGAATAATGAAAAGTCTTCGTACATTAATTCTATCAAACGCAGAAGGTTTTGAAAGAAGAGTCTTATCACCAAATAAAACAGTTCCATCACCCATAAATGTTGTTACAGGATTAACACCGTTCTTATAAAGTATGTTCCTTTCAGATTTTCTTGGATTAAAAGGAAGTTTTATTACATTTCTGAAGTTTCCTCTATTAAAACCAGCGGGAGAGAACCAAGCATCTCTACTTGCTTCTGTAGCAGCAGTGACACCTGCGGTATCTCCACAAAGTGGAACATAACGATAAACATCGTTATACTTGTCATACTGATATTTCCAACCAGAATCAAGAACTGCATAAGAAGAAGACCCTAGATTATTTCTAAATTCAACTACATCATCAGCTTCACTTCCTTCGTTGTTTACTACGTCTGCCAGTTCTGGTGAAAGGAAAGCTACACAATCTTTTCTAGCTTCAGCGATTGCAATAAGTTGAAGTGCGACTGTTGCAGAAGCGACTCCACCAATCAGTAGTCCAATATCAACTTCTTCTGCATCTTGAAATTTATTAAATGCAGTAATTTTATCTGCATCAGAAGGAGCAGAACCGTCAACTCCACCAGATAAACTTGTAGTTTTTACGAATGAACCACCAGTAATACCAGAAGCATATTCTGCTCCAGCGGTTGCAGCTGTTCCCCATGCGGTGACATCAGCACCAGCTGTTGTATAAGCATCACCTATAGCGTTATGATCCATCCACCAAACATATTTTGACCTACGATTAAGAACATCAACATAATAAGCTGACGTACCATCTTCGTATTTTGCATTCTTTGCGACTGAAGTACCAGTGAAAGTTTCTAATGCTGATTCTCTTGTTCCTGTCCACTCTCCGTCTTCATCCACAACTACAATGTGTACTTCATCAAAGAGAGCACCTTTTGCACCAGAATGCTCTGTAGTTACTGGTTCTTTGTCAAAAATACCAGCATATTCCCATGTTCTGGAATATGTTTGAGCAGTCGCAGTATTTGTGAATGGTGTAGCAACGATCATTACAGAAGAATTGGTTATTGAAGATACTCTTCTTTCCTCTCCGTTAATTTTGACGATATCACCGGCTGAAAATTGTAAGTTCAAAGCTGTTGCAAGAACATCAGTTGTTCCAGTTTGAGTTATAGTTGTACTATTTGCTGTTACTCCAACTGTTCCTAACATATTCCTTGTTGGTTCTGAAAATGCTGACCTCTTCAAACGAATAGCTGTGTTACCTGCACCAACTACCGAGGTAGGTGAAATTGAAACTGCTGCAACTGTATTTGAAGTAATTGCACTAATAACTGAACTATATGTGTTTCCTCCACCAACAGCAATATTAATTCTATCACCAACTCTTAGTTCTGTTCCGAAAAGAGTAGAAGTTCCAGTTAGAACTCCGTCTGTATGAACATTGACTGAACCTGTAAGTGTTACATCACCATTTGAAGCAACTACTGTATTACCAGATGCGAGGTTGGCTCGTGTTGGGCCGCAAAGAGAAACTTTAAGACTGTTTCCTAAAGCCCCAGCATATCTACCAGCCCAATCACCTTGAGCTGTTACTGGTGATCCTTCTTGTTCTGAAAATGTTGCTTGATAAAATGATGTGTTTGAAATTAAAACAACAGTTCCACTTGAAGA